CGGCTTCCGTGTATATCAGTCATCAAATCTTCCATCAGTTGGTACTGGGGCCGGAACCACAGGAACCGCCAACCAGAACACTAACTACGGCGTGATCTGTGCAGGGCATTCTTCTGCAGTAGCTACAGCGGAACAGCTCAACAAAGTTGAGACTTACCGTGACCCAGATAGCTTCTCAGATGTCTGCCGCGGAATGCATTTATATGGCAGAAAAATACTTCGCCCAGAAGCGTTAGTATCTGCTAAATATAACTTAGCATAAACTACTAGAGGGGCTGGCTAGGCTGGCCCCTTTTCCCTTATTTGAGGTAAGTAGATGCCATCCACATATATTACATTGTGTAATCAAGTTTTGCGGCGGTTAAACGAAGTCGAGATCTCAGAATCTGACTTTGCTAACGTCCGTGGCATCCAATCTGTTGTTAAAGATTCAGTTAAAAGTGCTATCGCTAAAATCAATCAAGCGGAGTACGGCTGGCCCTTTAATGCGGCTGAGCACACTCAAGTCTTAACTGCAGGTCAAAGTGAGTATATATGGCCTGACTATTATAAAATTTCTGATTGGAGTTCTTTCCAGATACAGAAAGATACCGCCCTTGGCTGCGATTATTACACTCTAAAATATATGGAGAGAGATAGTTGGTACGAGAGCCACAGGGATGAAGATTACAGCGCCGGAAGTGCGGGTAAAGGTAAGCCTACCCATGTATTTCCCGGGCATGGAAACGGGTTTGGAGTTACTCCATCTCCCGACAAAGCGTATTCAGTACGGTTTAGATACTTTCTTAACTATTCTGATATTACTGCATTTAATGATGTAACAAGAATTCCCACTTCTTTCGATACTGTTATTGTCGATGGGGCTTTGTATCATCTGTATATGTTCAAAGATAACCTAGAGGCAGCTCAGGCTGCTTTTGTTGCTTTTGAGCGAGGAATTAAGGATCTGCAGACACTCTATATTAACAACTACGAGTACATCAGAGATACCCGAGTGAGGTACTAGATGGCAGATAGAATTGAGAGCTATAAGCTCGTAAGCGCAGGAGGTTTAAACTCAAATGAAAACCACCTCGATTTATCAGAAAATAGCCCGGGATCAGCTACCCGATTAGTTAATTATGAGCCCTCTTTATTCGGAGGGTATCGCCGTATCGAGGGGTTTGCTCCCTATCACTCAGATTACCCAGAGGTTACGGTAGCCGGTCAGACTACAGGTCAAGGCAAGGTTCTAGGCTTAGCCATATTTAAGGATGACGTAACTAACGCCACAATAATTATTGCTGCTAGGCAAGATGCCGGCGGATCTAATTATAGCTTCTACTATTACACAGCTGGCATTGGTTGGCGTAAATATACTTTAGATCACTCTGTTACCCGCCCTATGACTCTGAATGGCAGAACAGTCAATAAGATCCGCCATGCTCAGTTCAATTTTGGTGATGGTAATAAGATCTGTTTTGTAGATGGGGTAAACCCAGCTATCATATTTAATGGTACTAACTGGAAGGAACTAAAGAGCTCTCACTCGGGAGGATATAATGCTTCAAATAATACGGGCGGAGGAGCTCTTGTAGTAGACGCACCCGCTCTAGTCGATGTATTTGAGAACCATTTATTCCTATCTGGAGATACTGCTAAGTCTGCTATTATTGCACATTCCGCAGCGTTAGATGGGTATACTTGGACTGCCGGTAATGGGGGTCAAATATTTGCTGGTGTTGATGTAGTTCAGATCAAACCTTTTCGAGACAATTTATTCGTATTCGGTGAGAACGGCATTAAGAAGATTATCGCAGATGTTACATCCGGTTTCTTAATTGATCAGGTTACAGCTAATGTAGGATGTGTTGCTCGAGACTCTGTTCTAGAGATCGGCGGCGACTTAATGTTCTTAGCACCGGATGGATTTAGGCCTGTCGCCGGCACTTCCCGTATCGGTGATGTAGAGCTCGAGACAGTAAGTAAGCCTATCCAAGCTACGCTTGTTGATTTTATTAAGAACAACAGCATGGACTCTCTTAACGGGGTAGTTATTCGATCCAAGTCTCAGGTTAGGTACTTCGTAGGTACAGATAGTGTAGGCGTTAACGATAGTCTTGGTATCATAGGCGGTCTGTCTAACTCTACCGGATCTATATCATGGGAGTTTGGAGAGCTTCTAGGTATTCGAGCTTCTTGTTGTACCTCTGAATATGTGGATGCAGATGAGCTTGTTTTACACGGCGATTACGATGGGCGTGTATATCGTCAAGAAAAAGGAACCTCGTTCAACGGAGCGGATATCCTAGCTATTTATGCTACTCCCTATCTAGACTTTGGCGATACCGATATTCGTAAAGCAATGCGTAAGGTAAACACCTTTATCCGAGCAGAGGGGCCGCTAGAGATGAACCTAGCGATCGCTTATGATTGGGGAGATTATAACACTTCTCGACCATCTACTTTTTCACAAACTTCCGAGGGTGGGCCTACTGTCTATTCCGGAAGAAACATCACCTACAATGGATCTAATGTTATTTATGGGGGCTCTTCTAAACCCATTATGACTTCAGACATACAAGGCTCAGGGTTTTCAGTACGGGCCACTTACGTCACCTTTGGACAGTTTGAATCTTACTCCATCCAAGGGATCGTATTTGAATACTCTACAGCGGGGAGACGATAACAAATGGCTGGATATACTCGCCAATCACTAGCTACGATTATTAACGGAGCGGATATTACCGCCCCTCCGCTTAACTCAGAATTTAACCAGATCTTAGCAGCTTTTAACGCTACGACAGGTCATGCTCACGATGGATCTACAGGCAGCGCTCCAAAGATCAATCTGACTACATCTGTGTCTGGATATCTACCAGCTGCACATGGCGGTATTGGCGGCAAAAATAAATTCGATGCTACTTCAGCTCCAGCTACATCTAATGATGCTGGTGAGGGGTACGCACCGGGGTCAATGTGGGAAAACACCACTAATGGACGTATATATATCTGTGTTGGAAACACTTCTAACGCAGCCGTTTGGCGTGAGCTGGTTACAGTTATTTCTGATAACCAAATCACTCCTATTTCTACAGACTCCATCGACTTAGGTACGCCCACCATAAGATTTCAAGATGCTTATTTGAGTGGAGGATTATCCGCTGTAGGTAACGTATCGGCGGGAGGAAACTTAATTGTAACAGGTACAGCTGCCGTAACAGGTGACGCTACTTTTGCTAATCTATCAGCAACAGGCACTACAACAATTACCTCTGTGGATCTAAATTCAGGTGCGATCGATAACTCCGCTATTGGTACGACTACTCCGGCGGCGGGTACATTCACTACACTAGCTGCTAATACTAGCCTTACGGCTGCTACCGCCGATATTAATGGTGGATCTATAGATAATGCCACTATTGGCTCATCCACCCCAAGCACAGGATCGTTTACTACCCTAGGCGCTTCTGGAACATCTACATTAGCCACCGTAGATATCAACGCAGGTAATATCGACAATACAGTTATTGGCGCCTCTACAGCCGCTGCCGGTAGCTTTACTACTATATCTTCCACAGGAAACGCTACACTAGCCACCGCCGATATTAATGGCGGATCGATAGATGGTGCTGTTATTGGTGCTAATTCAGCCGCCGCAATCACGGGTACAACAATTACAGGTACTAGCTTTGTAGGCCCGATTACAGGTGCAGTAACTGGTAATACAACAGGATCTCATACAGGTTCTGTAACAGGCAACGTCACAGGTGATCTAACTGGTAATGTAACAGCGGCCTCTGGTACTTCCTCATTCAACAACGTCACTATCGATGGTACGTTGAATATGAATGCCAATACCACAGCTACCATTCAGAACCTTACTGCTCCGACAAATGACTTAGACGCTGCCACTAAAAAGTATGTAGATGATGAGATATCTACGCTGATTGGTGATGCTGGTGCAGGGCTTAATACACTTGGCGAATTAGCAGATGCCCTGAATGATGATGATGATTTCAGCACCACAGTAACTAACTCTATTGCTACTAAGCTACCAAAGGCTGGTGGCACGATGACAGGCGCTATCGCCATGTCCACCAATAAGATTACTGGCGTAGGTGATCCTACAAGCGCACAGGATGTAGCTACAAAAGTATATACCGATACTCAGCGTGATACCCGTGTAGCCAAAACAGGCGATACCATGTCTGGCGCTCTGGCTATGGGGTCTAACAAGATCACTGGCTTGGGTACTCCTACGGCTGGTACAGACGCTACCACAAAGACCTATGTTGATGGCATCCTTGGTTCAGCTACGGCATCTTCTGCAAGCGCATCAGCGGCGGCAACCTCAGAAAGCAATGCAGCTACAAGCGAAACAAATGCAGCTTCCTCTGCTTCGGCAGCGGCTGCGGATCGTGCTACTGTAGCATCACTATATGACAGCTTTGATGACCGCTACATTGGCCCTAAGACAGGCACACTGCCCTCAGTAGACAACGATGGTAATGCTTTAGTCGTAGGCGCTCTAGTATTCGACGCCACTAACAATGTGATGAAGGTGTGGAACGGGTCGGAGTTCCAAGCGGCTAGTTCTAGTATCGATGGAATTAAATCTAATTTTAAATACACTGCTACGGCCAACCAGACCAGCT